CTCACAGAAATAGGTCAACTTATGGGAGAGAACTCTGCTGCTGCAAAAGCAGGTATAGCAATAACTAAGGCTGCATCTGTTGCTAAAGCGATAGAGGGTATTATATCTGCTAAATCAGCCATTGCAAAACAAGCTGCATCAGGTGACCCTTTTAGTGCATTTGCTCGTATGGCATTGATGGCTTCTGCTGTTGCACCTCTTATAGCTAGTTTAATGGCTCTTAAAGGTGGAGGTGGAGGTGAAGCTGCTCCCACCTCAACAGAGCAAGACATTAAATTTGAGCAAGGAGGATTAACAAGAGGTGGTATGTTTGTTGGTAACTCACACGCTAATGGAGGTGTTAAATTTAGAGTTGGTGGTAGAATACACGAAGCTGAAGGTGGTGAAGCAATTATCAACAAGAAATCAACAAGTATGTTTAGACCTGTACTATCAGCTATCAATAGCTACAATGGTAATGGTGTAAAGTTCGCTGATGGCGGTTTACTCAATAGTGGAGAGAAGTTTGCTATGGGTGGTGAACTAAGGTCAGCACAACAATTAATAAGCGGTGGAATGGGAACTTCTAAGGTTGTAATTGTTGAAAGTGATATGACAGAAGTGCAGAATAGAATATCTGCTATTGAAAGTCAGGCTACTTTTTAGTATATTTGCGTATGATAAGACAGAATAGTGCCGATATTGTTAATGAATTTATAGAGCTTATATACAATGAAGTCAAGGCACGATACTCTGAGGAAGCAGGAATAAAGAATGTCCTAAACCATCTTTCAGAAAAAGGTCTTATCGAGCCAAGAAAGCTAAGAGATTATATGATAATAAGAGATTTTGACAAGGTGTTGGAATCTAACAATGGTAACTACACATTTACATATATGGACATATCCATAAAGTACGATGTATCAGAAAGAACCATTCAGAATATTATGTATAAGCACAAGCGTAAATTCAACAAAGACTACAATATTAGATGATTACCCAACTTCTGCGAAAGATATAATACATTAATTATTAATTTTGCAAAATGAACAAATGGTATTCAATAGAAAACAAAGCAGATAATAGCGTAGAAATATCTATCTATGATGAGATAGGTGACTACGGAACATCTGCTAAGAACTTTATAGAGGAAGTAAAAGCTGTTGGAACTGCTGACATCACATTGCGTATCAACTCTGTTGGTGGTAGTGTGTTTGATGGTTTAGCTATTTACAATACTTTACGTTCTCATAGTGGATATGTAAACATTAAGATTGAAGGTTTAGCTGCATCTATATCAACTGTTATTGCGATGGCAGGAGATAATATTGAGATGTCAGAAAACGGATTCTTTATGATTCATAACCCATTTGGACAATCGGCAGGTGAAGCAGGTGATATGCGTAAGACTGCTGATTTACTTGACAAGATAAAAGAGGAGATTATGGAAATCTATTCTAAGAAAACAAACCTTTCGTTTGAAACTCTTTCGGATATGATGGATAAAGAAACTTGGTTGTCTAGTCAGGAAGCAATGGAATATGGCTTTATAGATACTATTACAGAGCCTATGAAAGTTGCTGCATCTTTTGACCTTTCTAAATTTACTAACGTAAACGAGAAAGAGATTAATGAAAAATTAAGTTTAACTAATAATAAGAAAAAAATGACCGAAGAATTAAAAACTTGGTTCAACGGTGTTAAAGAAGAAATCTTAAACGCTGTTAAAGGAGAGGAAGTTTCTACTCCTTCTGAGGAAGTTTCTATTTCTATTTCTGACAATGAGGTTATCGTTAATAAGTTCGAGGAACTTGAAGAAAACGCTAACTCTTTACGTGAAGAAAAAGAAGAATTAGCAGGTCTTGTTGGTGAAAAAGAAAGCGTTATCGCTGACTTACAAAACAAGGTTGCTGATATGGAAGCTAAACTAGCAAAATTAGAAGCTACTGAAACTAATGTAGAAGCTGAAGCTGACCCTGCAATTAATCAAAATGATGTTGTAGTTAATGTTTGGGATGCTTTTGCTAAATCAATAATGAAATAATTTTAAAATTTATATAAAATGGCTATACAATTAACAAGTTTGCCTACTGTTGAGCAGTATGACGTAAATAGAAGTATAATCGAGCCTATCTTTTTGGGTCAAGATTATATGCAGTATATGGAGATATTACCAAATATCAAAGGTACTACTGTAATTGACAGATTCACTCAATTAGGTAAAATTACAAAGGCTTTCACAAATGGTGCTTTTTCTGCTGAAGCTGATGCAGACCAAGGTGCTACTGTTACAATCACTCCTTCTCGTGTAGAAGCTGAGGTTGAATTTAGAGCAAACGAACTTTTCAATAAAATGAAAGGTCAATTAATGAGAGGTCAGCACGACTTTGATAACATTGATGGAACTGTTGTTAAAAACATCCTTCTTGACTTAATCGGACAAGGTGTTAAGGCTGACTTTAACCGTCAAGTATGGTTAGGAGATGTTGATTCTCCTAACGCTGACTACGGTATTTATAGCGGTATTTTCCAAGCTGCTAACGATGGTGGTGCTACTGAATTAAACACTATCACAGGAATGACACAAGTTGAAGATGCAGCTTTAACTGCGGGTAACGGTGTTAAAATCCTTCAAGGTTTATATGATGCTGCTTCTCCTGAGTTATTAGAAGCAGGAAATCACGTTTTCTTCGTATCAGGTGATATTGCTGATGACTATATGGCTTCAACTCTTGAAGCATCAGGTTACGCAGCAGCAGGTTACGGTGCTTTAGTAAACGGCGTTCCTAAATTAACTTATAGAGGTATTCCTTTAGTAGTTCGTAGAGATTGGGATGTTCACATCGCTGCTGACTTCGCTAACATCAATGGTTCAAGTGCTGCTAACGAAACTTATCGTGCAATGCTTACTACTCAAGATGCTTTCGTTATAGGTACTGACTTTGACCAAAACTCTGTTGAGCAATGGTATTCAAACGACAACAAAGCATATAGATTTAGAGTATCTTATATGGTTGGTGTAGCATTGAAAGATGCTAAATTAGCTGTATTCTATGTTCCTGATGCTATATCATAATTGAATTTAATTAATGGGGGATGAAATACTCCCCCTTAATTTTTAACTTTTAATATATTAAAAAATGGCAATAGAAAATTTAAGTATAGCACACAGCGACTTAGAAAGAAGAGGTGGACTACAATATGTAGGTATCGGTCTTTTATCAGGTGCTTCTGCTGTAACATTTGACAACTCAAATGCTCATACTGTTTCTTATACTGCTGCTTCTGCTTTAGAATTGTTTGACCTTAAACAAGGTACAGGTTCTTTATCTACAAGTGGTTCAAAAGAAGGTGGAACAATTACATTTGAGCATACTGTTTCTTTTTATGTTCCTAACTGTTCTTCTGAACACCTAAGAGCTTTAGAATCAATGAGAAACGAACACATTGTTGTTGTTGCTCAGGGTTATGATGGAAACAAGTACTGCATTGGTCTTTCTCAAGCATACGGTTTAGAAGATTCTACTTTAGGTAATGTTCAAATGTTTGCTACTCTTTCATCTATCGAAGGTGGAACGGGTGCTGCTTTAGGTGATGAGAATGGTGTAACAGTTACTATCACTTGTATGTCAGGTGAACTTCCAAGAGTATCTGCTAACACTCTTACTCTTGACACAGCAAATGGAACAATGACTTTATCGTAAATTAACTAAAAAGGAATGGATTGGGCGATTTGCCCTTTCCTTTCTTTTTTATTATACTTGCAATATGTATAAATCTAAATTAAACAAAGGAACAACATTCTTTGATGGTTTCAAAGTAAGTTGGTCTAAAGCAACCCAAGCAGAACTAAAGAAGGTTTATGACTTGGGATTTACTAATTTTGTAAGCAAAGAAGATGCAAAACCGAAGAAAACCAAATCAAAAGCAAAAGAAGAATCAAGTCAAGACAACTCCGACAAAGAGTAGTTTTAACACCAAGTATGCTTTTGTAAACTTATCTACTCCTACGGTAGATACTGAGGTTAAGGATTTAGACAGACTAAGAGATGACTTTATTCCTTTTGGAAAGGATAACCTATTTCCTCAATACTTAGCTGAACTAAAAAGACAATCTTCTACTCATAGGTCTGTATTAGCACAGAAAACTACATTCACTACGGGTGGTGGTTTTTTGACTTCTAACGATGCTTTAGCTGATTTCATAGAAGATGTTAATGCTAATGGAGAAAGTTTAAAGGACTGCTTTAAAAAACTAGCTGACGACTATTATACTTATGGCAATGCTTTCTTAGAAGGTGTTGTTTATGATGGTGGTGTAAACTTCTATCATAAAGATGCTTCAACAGCTAGAGTTTCTAAAAACAAAAAGTACGTTTACTTTAACTCTGATTGGAGTGATTACAGAAAGAACAAAGATAAAACTCAAAGAATACCTGTTTACCCACAGATTTCTAATAGCAGATTTATTATACACTACAAAGACTATGAAAGTACATTTAACTTTTATGGTTTACCTGATTATGTGGCTGCCTTAGAACACATAGCAATAGACTATGAGATTGGTAAATTTAACCACACATCATTCAAGAATGGTTTTAGTCCTTCAGCTATTGTTACTGTTAATGGTGACTTTGGTGAAGCTGAAGCAGAAAAGTTCGTTGAAACTGCCAAAGATACACTAACGGGTAGTGGTAACAACTCAAAGATATTATTCCTTGTAAAGAACGGAGAAGATAGTAGAGGAACAGATGTTCAGATTATCTCTAACAAGGAAGATGGTGACTTCTTAGACTTACAGAAGTTAACCGACCAAAACATAATTACTGCTCACAGATGGCAACCTGCCTTGAGTGGTATCGTATCATCGGGTAAGATGAATAATACGGGTAGTGAGATTAGAATAGCTTATGACTTAGCTATGAGTACAGTTATTAGAGATACTACTAATATCTTGCTAGAGCCGATTAAAAGAGTTATAAATGCAGAGATGGGCATTGACACAAGTGACCTTACGGTAGCTTACGAACCACCTATCTCATTCCTTGCAGATATTGACCCTAAACAAGTATTGACTATCAATGAGCAAAGAGCAATGCTTAATAAAGACTTGCCTAATATTCCTGATGGTGAATTACTTTTATCAGATAGACAAACAATAACCGTACAAAGACAACAAGAGAATGGCTAATGTAAGACAATACAACAAGTTTGTAACAGCATCAGAAGTAATATCTACTGCTTTTACTAATCAGGCAACAGACACAGCTTTAATTAGTGATGCTATTCTTGAAATTGCTGAACTTGCACATATTAAGCCTAATCTTGGTTTAGATATGTATGAGGAATTAAAGATTCAGAATCATAACGGAACATTGACTACTGCTAACAGCGACTTGTTAACTCATTATCTAAAACCTGCATTATGTTGGTTTGTTAGATTTGAGGTTATGAATGAGATTCAGTATAATACAACATCGGCAGGATTAGTTGTTAATGTTTCCGATTTTAGCACTCCTGCAAATGTAGAGCAGTTCAATCAAATGAAAAGTGATACTTTTAGAAAAGCACAAGTTTTATTTGATGATATGATTGCTTATATTACTCACGATGACCAACTAAACGATTATCCTTTATACGGAAAAGATGGCGATAGCTCTATGCCTGATTCAGATATAGCTAGTAAGATGAATGGAATAATATTCTACTAATGGAGAACGCAGTAACAGAAACGGTAAAGAAAGGTCTTGAGAAAAAGGTTAAAGACCACAATGAGGAGATTAAGGAACTAAATCTTGATTGGAATGCAAAGGTTACTTTGAAAAAATTAGAG